ATTAGCTCCTCTAGCTATTTTTTCAAGAACTTGTAGCTCTCTCTTACTATTAGAGTCTTTAATTGCATTTTCATTAAGAGTCATTTGTTGACTAATTTGAAGAGATTTCATACGAGCTTCTGCTGCATCTCTAGGAAGACCATCTTCTTCTAAACGATCAGCTATAATACTAAGAGCCATTGCTGGATTCTTTAACTCTTCTGGAGAAAGAGTTTTAAATATTTGATCTATAATCTCAGCTTTGCGTAGAGCAGGATCAGTAGACTGACCACCAAATAGAGTATTAATACTTTTACCTATACGTCTACCCATGTTTACACGAGAGTTGTAGTTCAAAGCCATAGGATCTAACTGAGCATTTAGACGAGTCTTATCTTCAAATGCTTGATCCTGTGTTTTACTAAGAGTTGCTGCAGAAGGACCAAAAACATTATCCCATTCTCCAGGCATTAATTGATTAGTTTGTGCCATAATTATGCAGGTCTCTCATAGTTAGCGTTATTAAAGGAATCAAAAGATGAAGAATCAGCCATTGGATTAAAGTCTGGAGTTCTTCCCCAGATCTTACCCCAGTCTACAGTTCCTATTTGATCTAAAGCACCACTCCAAGTATCTCTATTAGTAGCTTGATTATATAGTTGATTACCCCAGTTTTGTTGGTTAATAGCAGCATTGTATCGAGAAGCTTCATTATTCAACTGACCTGCAGTACTACCCATGTTCATACCTAAAGCCATAGAGTTAGCACCTAGACTCTCAATATTAGTACCCATACCAAATAAAGTATTAGCTGTATCATACGGTTGAGTTAAGTAACTTTGACCTAGACCATACATGGCGTTAGCTCTTTGTAGAGTTTCACCTTGTATAGCACGAGCTCTATCTTCAGATGCTACAGCAAGTCTACTATTCTCTTGTTCACGAGCCTTAGCTAAAGCAAACTGTTGAGGATTCACATAACCACCCTCCATACCAACACCAGCACCAAGAGTACCTCTACTAAATTGTAGGTCGTTTAAACGACTAGATTCTTGAGCACGACCTGGTTCTAGTAAAGCTAGATTCTTATTAAAGTAATCTTGAGTCATAGACCCAATATCCATATTTGTAGCTTCACCAAATAAACCTTTAGCATAGTTTATATTCTGATAAGCATACGCAGGATCAGCAGAGTCTAAGGCAGTAGTAGCTCCTCCATACATTCTATCTCTAAAAGATTGTAATCTAGGATCTAGAGAATAAGTTGCAGTTTTGTTAGTTGCATCTATTTTAGAGGTACCAAAACCAGTAGTTACTCCATAAGGAACAAATCCAGGTGCTTGTGCTGAAGTAGCACTACCCCCACCACCACCACCACCTCCACTATCAAGTGAACCAGCTACACTACCAGCAGCAGTAAGCCAAGGTTGCCCTGTAACTGCACCAGCAACTTGAGCTATCTTACCTATTGATTTAAGTAATCCCATTTTATGTACCTTTATTTAAAATATCTTAGCGTAACTCAGCCCATGTACTAAAAGCACCACCTGATGTCACTGAATAGACAGAACCATTAGGAACAATTGTAGTAAGACTGTTTCCAGCATTACCTACACTACTAGCTGCTGCTACAATACTATCAACTGTTATATTAGCTGCACCAATAATTGTTACACTAACTAATATAGGTTTACCTGTAGAATTAGTATAATTTGTGGCTAATGCTCTAGATGCAGACATATTTTGCCAAGTCTGACCTTGACCAATTGCATTAGTAACATTAGTTGCTGTTGTGGCAGTTGTTGCTGTTGCCGCGTTGCCTGTACATGAACCTGATGAACCAGTTATGTTACCTGTGACGTTACCAGTTACAGCACCTGTATGAACCCCAGCAGTATTACCTGTAAGATTACCTGTAAAAGTAGCTACAACAGTACCACCAGTAATTGCAACAGCATTTGCATTCTGTGCTGCCATTGTACCTGGAGTACCTACAGCAGTAGTTACAAAAGCAGTAGTAGCTAATTGAGTAGTATTATTACCAGCTGATGCTGTAGGAGCTACAGGAGTACCTGTAAATGTAGGAGAAGTAGTATCTGCTTTACTAGCTACAGCAGTTGCAATAGCATTATATTCAGCATCAATCTCTGCACCCTTAATGATTTTATTAGGATTACCTGTAAGCAAGGCATCCTTTGTATAGAAGTTTGTTGCTTTTACATAGTTTGCCATTATACCATCTTCCCTGTTTTCAAATAGATTGTTAGTTGTTGTAAGCTAACAGGAGCACCTTCAATAGGTACCTCTACACCAAATTGTAATATTTTACCTGACCCACCTAAATGCATAGTAATATCTTGAATTGCACTACCAGCAGTAAATTCACCTATATTATATTCGGAGATATTATATTCAGCTGTACCACCAACAAAGTCTTTTGTATATGTTCTACTTGAGTACCCATTTTGATAATCAAAGCCATACTTAAAAATAACATCTTGGGTACCTGAAGCAATTATAACCATACTAGCTTTCTTTAAGAACTTAAGACTAAATGGTTCACCTGCATCTATATTAGAAGTGTAATATTCTAAACGGTATGTAGCAGTATCATCTAAGTATCCAAAATACCTACCAATGCCTCCAGCCATACCAAGATATAAGTTACTATCTCTAGTCTTACAAAGAGCCTCAGGTAAAAACCCTTCCCATGTTGTTACACGAGCTGCTCCATTGTCAAGAGTTTGTCTTAAATCAAAGTAGAAAGACTGTTTAAGATTAGGGAATACTAGTAGATAAAAAGCATCTCTTTCAAAGTACACACTCTTAATCTCTGTTAGTACTTCACCTGAAATATATGTAACTAAATCATCTCTAATATTCATAGACAAGTCACGCATAGGCATACTCTTATCTTGAACTACTCGATTAAAACTACGTACACCACTATTACTTAAGAATATTAAATCTGTACCTGTTTGTTGAATGGTATCACGAGCAATACATCCAACACCCGTAACTACATCAGCAATAGTTAAATTAGTAGGGTCATCAGGTGAATTATAAATTACAATATTATTACGGCAGAATATAATAAGGTAGTTATTATGTGAGGATATACCAACAATTTGGTCACTACTACCCACAACAGATTCAATATCAATTAAACCTGAACCTACCCCAGTAAACTGAGCACCATCTAATAATTTACTATAATAAACTGTTGTCTTAGCACCAGTTACACCTGCCACCCAATGACGACCAAATGCTGTATGAGTACAGTCAGGGTCAAAGGTAGATACACCTGTAGGTTTAGTACCATAATCACCTATTCGTTGCCAAATGTAAGTATCAGTATGGTTTTTCTTACGATAGACAAGAAGTGGATTGCTAGTTTGAGCAGCAAACCCATACATCGTATTACCATAACCAGCACCTTCTGCTAGTTGTGCAAACTGCCATCTATTACCAGTAAAAGTAATACTTAGGTTAGTTGTTTGATCTGCTTGTTTAACTGGGAGTTCTGTAAGTGTAGTAGAACCACTATACATCTTACCACCACCACAAGAAAGAATAGTAGGAGTTAGATCAGTATCTATGAACTCAAATAAAGCCTCTAGATAAGTAGTAGATCCTAAAGTACCTCTATTTGTAGTAACAGGTGTCCAACCCCTACGGCTACCTAAACGCCCAAACTTATCTATAATACAGTTAGTAGCTTTTGTGGCATATCCACTCTCTAATGTCACACCACTCTCTTGAGTGTTTAACCCAAGAAAACCAAGTGCTGCATTACTAAGAGCTTTTAATTGACCTGCCATTATTGTGCTGTCCAAACCATTTCATCAAGACGTTGACTAGACTCAAGAGCAATTAGATCTGAAGCCATAGAACGATAACGTTGCTCTTGTTCAGCATAACCACCATCATCACCACGCTCACTAATAGCACGAGCTAATGCACCCTCTACTAGAAGGAGAGCTGGTATTTGTATCTGAGTTGAGTCTGCTACAAGTTCGGCTTGAGGTAAGATAACGTTTAAACGTATGTTATATGTACCATCTGGAATAGGAAAGAAATCTACTTGAGTATCACCATTACCATCTACACCATTAAAGTTGTAGTATAAAGGAGAACCTACTTGCTCTACATTAATTAGAAACTGTTCATCAAACCAACGAGTTCCACGTTGCTCAATAAAAAAGTTATCTGTATCATTAATGATATCAAGAACACGAAGACGAGTACCTGAACCAGTTAATACATAATTAAATAAAGTAGCAGTAGTAGTTGCTGTAAGTGTTGTACGAAGAGCAGACCAATCCCATGAGTCTTCTACCTCTACTTTCACTACATTAACTAAATCTCCTATTAGTTTGGAGTATGGAGTTTCATTGACAGTAGTAACCTCATTCTCACGAAGTCGTCTTAAAACTCTATTTACACATTCTAAGTATGTCAATTTAAAATCCCTTAATTATAATACAATTATACCACAGTAGACTAAGTTTGTCAAGGTATTTATTACCACTTGACTTTATCAGCCCAGTATGCTGCAGACATTTTACCCTTAGCAATGTTAGATGCGTGACGAGCTTTGAATGACTTTTGCCTAGCTTTCTCAGAAGGAGTACTAGGGTTAGATCCAGCACCACTAACACCTTGTTGACCAAAACGAATTAGTTTCTCTTTATCTCCTTCTTTTGCTAATACAGCATGAGATTTAGTTGGATGACCTGGAGTACGTTTAGGTCTATTGTACCCAGCAAAAGTTTCTTGTCCTTTTTTGATTGGCATATTATTTCCTTAAAGTAAGATACATACGCTCACCGATAACGAAGCTCATACAAGCACCACTTAAATCTAGCATAATTAAAGTTATGGCTTCTGGTACAGTAGGAGTAAATACTGCACTTACTGTAGCTAACCAAATAATGATAATTGCAATATACCTAAAGCTAGATCTTAAGTTAGTAACCCAGATAGAAGGTTCACCTGCTGGTTTATCTATCTCTGCTAGTGCTTGTAGACGAGCTGTCTCTGCTTGCATAAGTTGTATGCGCTCACCAACATTGACAGGATTACCTCCTGCCCCTTTTGTAAACTTAGCAAAGATACCACGAACACCATCTGTTAAAGCTGGTAGTAGAGCTGGAAATAAGACAGACCACATTATACAATCCCCTTTACATATTTACCTTTAGTTTTGAGTGTGAGAAGTTCACCACGCATACGAGGGTCAAAGGATATATGAACCCAAGTTTTTTCATAAATCAATTGGTCAAACTTAAGATTACTTTTACTTAAGATATTAGATATAGTAAGTGGAGTATGACCATAGGCTGTAAAGTCTACAGCATACCCATAAGTATGTGACGAGTTGTTAGTGCCACCTACTTGACGATTGACATCAGGACTACGGTAGCCACTATTGATAGTAATTGCTACATTGCCTAGTATCTCTCTCACTTTTTCCATATAGAAAGCAGTTGTGCGTAGTACCTCTATTACTTCTTTAGATGGAGTATTGTCTATTTTAGTATTAGTTACTGTAAGTTCAGCAAGAGAAAAGTGAGGTGTCAGTTGCATTAACCATGCCCTATAACTGCACGAGATAGGTAAGAAATAACTGCACCTACAAGAGAAGCAATCATCATACCCATCCAAAATCCACCACGACCTTTGTTAGCTAAGGCAAGCAGTTCTTCAAGGGCAGTCTCCATCTTGTCAATCTTTTTCTCAAGGGAATCAACCTTTGAGATTAGTTTGCCATATTCAACTGGGTCTATATTTATCATTATATTACTAAGCCTTTATTTCTTTTAGTTCATCTAATGTTACAAGGGTATCTACAGCTTTAGTAATATCACGCAAGCGTTGTTTTTCTGCAACAATGGCTGTTGTATCTGCACCACTTTCTAATGCACGTTGAAATGCTACATCTTGAGCTTGCAATAATAACTCACGCTCAGAGCGCAACCGTTCTTTGGTAATTAATTTAGCTTTGTCTATGTTAATAACAATCACGCTACATACTCCCAAGCATCACGAAATGTCCTGTCAGACGGAATGTCAGATACATCTACAATCTTAAATTCTATACCAGCAGGTACATCTTTCTCTGCTAGTTCTTCTATTGTATGTGTTTCTAAATACTCAGGTGTAGGCACTATAACTGCTACACCACCATCTTCTGTTTTATATATAATTCGTTGCATAATTTATACTTTACCTTAAAATTCCTGCGGTTACAGTTGGAGGGTCATAAATGCCCGTCGTTTGTGCAAAGGTATTTAATTCAATACTTGTGGTTAAAAGCGTTCCATTAAGAGCTGTAACTAATCCATAAGAAACACCAGGTACATGAACACACCCTCCAAAAAAAGTATAGTTAGCATCTGGCATTGCTGTAGTAAAATTTAGTCTAAATTTACCAACTCCATTGTCAGTAATTGAGCTTATATTAGCACTAGCACGAATAGCAATTGTGCCTTGACCATTAAAGTTTACCCAAGCCCTTGCTGAGTACGACGGTGCTGAACCTGAAGCAGTTGATAAAGCTGTAGCTGTTGCCGCGTTGCCTGAACAAGCCGCAGATGTTCCACCATTGGCTGGTGCTGAACCTGCTGTGTTTGCATAATTTACACTAAAGTTAGATGGGTTATATACATACATATTTGAACCATCGCTACCACCCCACAACCAAGGTGGTTGACCACTTTGTCCTGACCAGTTAAAGTTTAAATCTACTCCTCCAACACGATAAGGATAAGCACGACCTGCTGTAGTAGCATAAGTAGCCGTTGCCGCGTTGCCTGATATGTTTGTTTGCGGATTCCCTGCAGAATACACCCGATTCCCTGCGTCATATAGCGAACCTGCATATAATGGTAAACTACCATTTGCCCCAGTCCCTACTCTAACACCCACTCCCGAATCATAGCAAAACTCTAGGTAATCCCCTGCAACAACAGAATTAAGAACATCTACATAAACCCTACCCGCATATGCCCCTGATCCCGAATATGCTGTTCCATTATTAAAGTTAGTTGCTGTTGCTGCGTTTCCTGTACATGAACCTGATGAGCCTGTTGTGTTTTGGTTAAGCGTTGGAAATGTGCAGTTTGTTAAAGTACCGCTTGATGGTGTACCTAATGCACCGCCTACTGTTACATAAGACCCTGCCGCCTGTTTACCATTAAATGTATTCCAATCAGTAGCTGTTAAATACCCACTAACCGATGTAGTAGCTTGAGGAATACTAATAGTAGGAGTAAACCCACCTGTAGAAGCTATAGGAGATGTAGCAGATACACTAGTAACACCTGCAGCAGAACCAGTAATAGTTTGATTCGGGAATGTACCTGATATAGTAATATTACTACCTGCTACAAGACTAGGGGTAGCTGTACCTGTACCACCACTAGAAACTGCAAGAACAGAAGATAACCCTGCAGCTGTCCCAGTAGTGTTTTGATTCCAAGTAGGAACAGTTCCAGTTAATCCACTATAAGCTACATTGGTTGCAGTAGCAGCATTACCTGTAATATTAGTTTGGTCGCCTGTATTAGTACCACTAGATGTACCACTAAAAGTACCTGATTGAGTAGCTAATGTACCAAGACCTAGATTTGTTATAGCAGTAGTAGTATTTGTTAAATCACTTAAATTATTAGCAGCAATTAAAGCTCCTGATAAAGTAGCATAGGCAGCTAACCAAGAGCTACCATCATATACTTTCATAGTATTAGTACCAGTATTAAAATACAAGGCACCTGATACTAAAGCATTACCATCATTATCTAAAGTAGGGTCTGAACTCTTAGAACCTAAATATCTATCATCAAATGAATCTAAAGCAGCTAAGGCAGCATCACGAGCAGCAGCAGATGCAGCAGCACTTGTAGCAGAATTAGTAGCTTGTGTGGTAGCTATGCCAGCTTGTGTAGTTGCTGTAGAAGCACTTGTAGTAGCGTTAGTAGCCTGAGTGGTAGCAATACCTGCTTGTGTGGTTGCAGTAGTTGCTTCAGTAGTAGCTATACCTGCCTGAGTTGTGGCTGTTGTAGCAGAACTTGCAGCATTTGTAGCACTAGTACTAGCATTAGAGGCTTGAGTGGTAGCAGTAGAGGCACTAGATGCAGCGTTAGTAGCAGAGGTAGAAGCTTCTCCTGCTTTAGTAGTAGCTATTCCTGCTTGTGTAGTTGCTGTTGTAGCTGAACCACTTGCAGCACTTGCACTAGAACTAGCATTAGTAGCTTGTGTTGTGGCTGTAGCAGCGGATGTTGAGGCACTTGAAGCAGATGCCGCTGCATTGGTGGCTTGTGTCGATGCTGTAGTAGCTGATGCTGCTGCATTAGTTGCTTGTGTAGAAGCTGTTGTAGCTGACCCACTAGCTGCTGTAGCTGAAGATGCTGCATTAGTAGCAGATGTTGAAGCACTTGTTGCTGAACTAGCAGCATTAGACGCACTAGTAACTGCTTCACTTGCTTTTGTTGTAGCTGTTGTAGCACTAGTAGCTGCACTAGTAGCTGATGTAGAAGCTTCACTAGCTTTAGTAGTTGCTGTAGTAGCACTACCAGAAGCAGAGGTAGCACTAGCAGCAGCTTCACTTGCCTTTGTTGTAGCAGTAGATGCAGAAGTACTTGCATTAGACGCACTAGTAGCTGCTTCACTTGCTTTAGTAGTTGCTGTAGATGCTGATGTAGCCGCATTAGTAGCACTGGTACTAGCATTAGTAGCTTTAGTAGTAGCAGTAGCAGCTGAGTTAGAGGCACTAGTTGCAGATGCAGAAGCAGCAGCTACATCACCTGCTGTAGAACTAGCAGAGTTACTAGCAGAAGTAGCACTAGCAGCAGCAGCTGTAGCACTTGCTTGTGCAGCATTGGCAGCATTAACAGCTGTAATGGAGTTATTAGAAGTATCTGCCGTAGCATCACCACTACCTCCTGGACCTCTAAATATCGCCATTAAACTAGTCCTTAAAGATTGATTTTACTGCAACTGTTTTTTCTTTTACTAAACCTTCTGGAGCTTTAGCTTGGACTTTAGGTTCTACAAACTCATACTGAGGATGTTTGTGCATAGTCTTAATGTCATGCTCATACTCAAAGTTAACAATAGTACCTGATAATTTACATTTAAATTGTGCCATTTAATTCTCCATTGAGTAAATAATTATGCAAAAACCCCCTACCCGAGTCGTGTGGGTA